CGCATATGCTGAGGCGCATGATGACTTGGCATTTGGCGACCATAGTCAAGCAGCAGGCATCGGCGAAGCAGCAAAGCCAGACTTTGCTGATCTAGACGGCGACGGTGATAAAGAAGAGCCAATGAAGAAGGCTGCTAAGGACGCTAAAAAAAACAAAACAGACGAAGCTAAGGTACCAGAAAAGTGTTGGCCGGGACACAAAAAAGTAGGAACAAAGCCGGGCACTGGTCGTAATAAAGGCAAGCGTGTAAACAAGTGTAAAAAGATCTAGCAATGCATTTAAGAGAAGTTTTTGATAAAAAATACGGTCACGATACTAACAATCATGTTGTTAAAGATAAAGACGACAACGGCAAAAACTTCTGGGCTGTATACAACGAAGCCGGAGATATTGTAAAAGTGTTTTATTCTGCTAAAAAAGCAAAAGACTATGCTGAAAAGAATCATGACGATCTTATGAAAAACAAGATCGTCGCTGAAGAATACAGTACTCGTGATTACGTAAGTGCGTTAAGACAAACCAACTTAGGCGACGAAACTCCAAGTCACATACAAGCTGCTCAAGCGTTAGCGCTTGCGACGCAAGGCAACGAGCTAAGCGACGAGCAGCAACTAGCCCTAAAGCCGTATGTAGAGCTGTTTAGTACGCTACTAATAAGCCCAAAATATCGCGGTAGGCTACACGACATGATTCGAGCCTTACGCAAGGATTAATGAAAAACCCTATACTAGACGACACTGAAGAAGACTTTGTGTGGCAGCGCACTAGTGCGGATCATTTATGGGTATTTGACAAACTTATACTTTCAAGAAAATTAGGTTATACATGCGGGCCTACAGGAATAGATGTTCCTGCTCCGGGTTATTATATTGTACGCCCTTGTGTTAACGCACTTGGATTAGGCCTAGGTGCTACTAAAGAGTACTTAGAACAAGATACAACACACTTACCAATTGGCTTCTTTTGGTGCGAATGGTTCGAAGGCAGGCACGTAAGCGTAGACTACAAACACGGCGTACAAGTGTTAGCAGTCGAAGGCACTAAACCAGATAACACGTTTACACAGTGGACAAAATGGCATCGTGTTGACGATGAATTTCCATTACCCAGCATACTAACACAGTTTAACGAAGAATATCTTAATTGTGAATACATCAACGGCAAACTAATCGAAGTACACTTTCGTAGAAACGAAGACTTTGACTACGCTACTGAAGAATTTATCCCAGTCTGGGAAGGCGAGAATACTACGCCGCCTGAGGGATATAGATATATACAATACCCAGATGTACACGGCAGAATCGGTGCCTTTGTAAAATAACACTTGACTTCCGTGTCATTATAAACTATAATTACATATAATTTAGGAGTATATTTATGAGTGATAGAGTCTACGGAACTGACGAAAAAGGCAAGCTTGAGCGTATTGTACAAGAAGGCGTAACAGTTCTTCAAGAAGTAGAAGACCTACAAGCAGGTCTTAAAGATACAGTAAAAGCAATCGCAGAAGAACTTGACGTTAAACCTGCACTAATTAACAAAGCAATTCGTGTAGCATTTAAGCGTGACTGGGATAAGCATCAAGACGAGTTTGAAGATCTCGAAACTATTGTAACTACTGTAGGAGTGGACAAATAATATATGTCGTATGTTGATGCATTCTTCGATCGCGAAGCTGATACTATTCGCATTGTAGAACGTGTAAACGGCAAGCGAGTATTTAAAGATGTCCAAGCCAAATACACTTTCTACTATGCTGACCCGAAAGGTAAGTACAAGAGTACTTACGGAGAACCCCTAACTCGTATTGTGTGTAAGAACACTAAAGAGTTTAAAAAAGAAATCTCAATTAACCGACATCGAAAACTGTTCGAAAGTGATACTAACCCAATCTTCCAATGTCTAAGTGAACAGTACCTTGGTAAAGATTCACCTAAACTAAACGTAGCATTTTGGGATATTGAGACGGACTTTGATCCAGAAAGAGGATTTGCGCCAGTTGACAATCCGTTCATGCCCATCACAGCTATTACGGTATATCTACAATGGGCTGACGCACTTGTAACTGTTGCTGTTCCGCCAAAAGGCCTTTCACTTGAACAAGCACAAGAAATGTGTAACAAGCGTTGGCCAGACGGCAGTGTTATTCTGTTTGACAATGACAAACAAGGCAACGGCGAGCGTGCTATGCTTGAAATGTTCTTGGATTTGATCGAAGACGCTGACGTACACAGTGGTTGGAACTCAGAGGGTTATGATGTTCCATACACTGTTAATCGTATTAAGCGTGTTCTTAGCGCAGACGACACACGTAGATTCTGTCTTTGGGATCAAAAGCCAAAGCGTCGTGAATACGAAAAGTTCGGTAAACTTAGCGAAACGTATGACACTATCGGTCGTGTACATATGGACTATCTAAACTTGTATCGCAAGTACACGTATGAAGAACGACATTCGTACAAACTAGATGCTATTGGCGAATACGAAGTAGGCGAAAACAAAACAGTATACGAAGGTACACTTGATCAACTATACAACGAAGACTTTGAAAAGTTTATTGAATACAACCGACAAGACGTTGCGTTGTTAGATAAACTTGATAAGAAACTACGTTTTATTGATCTTGCTAACGAACTTGCTCACGCTAACACTGTGCTACTACAAACTACTATGGGCGCAGTAGCAGTGACAGAGCAAGCTATTGTTAACGAAGCGCACCGTCGTGGTATGCAGGTGCCGAACAGAAAAGAACACGAAACTACAGGCGCCGCTGGTGCGTATGTTGCGTACCCAAAGAAGGGCTTACACAAGTGGGTCGGTTCTATGGATTTGAACTCGCTGTATCCAAGTGTGATTAGATCACTTAATATGGCGCCTGAAAGTATTGTCGGACAGCTTCGGCCTGAGCAAACAGATGCTATGATTCATGAAGCTACTACGCTAAAGAAGAAAAGCTTCGCTGCTGCTTGGGAAGGGCACTTCGGTTCGTTAGAGTACGAAGCTGTGATGGAACAACGCAAGGACTTTATGGTCACTGTAGACTGGGAAGACGGGTCTTCGGATGTACTAAGTGCAGCAGAAGTACACAAGCTGGTCTTTGACAGTAATATGCCTTGGATGCTTAGTGCTAACGGTACAATCTTTACACACGAGTTTGAAGCTGTTATTCCGGGTATTCTTAAGCGTTGGTACGCCGAGCGTAAAGAGCTTCAAGCTAAGCTTAAAGAAGCTATTAAAGCAGGCGACAAAGACGCTATTGAATACTGGGACAAGCGACAGTTGGTTAAGAAGATTAATCTTAACTCATTGTACGGTGCTATTCTTAATCCCGGCTGTAGGTTCTTTGATAAACGCATCGGTCAATCAACTACGCTTACAGGCCGTCAAATTGTAAAGCATATGAGTGCTGAGGTGAATAAGGTAACTACGGGCGAATATGACCATGTTGGCGAAACTGTAATTTACGGCGATACTGACTCGGTTTACTTCTCAGCTTATCCTGTACTTGAAAAAGAAATCCAAGCAGGCACAATCCCCTGGAGTAAAGATAACGTAATTACACTGTACAATCAGATTGCTGAACAAGTAAACTCAACGTTCGGTAGCTTTATGTTAGATGCGTTCCATTGCCCCGGCTCACGCAGTGACGTTATTGCTGCTGGGCGAGAGATTGTAGCAGAAAGCGGATTGTACATTACTAAGAAGCGTTACGCAGCATTGGTAATTGACGATGAAGGTAACAGAAAAGATGTAGACGGCAAAACTGGCAAAGTAAAAGCCATGGGCTTGGATCTACGTCGTGCTGACACTCCGCCTTATATGCAGGAATTCTTGCTGAAGATCTTGACTCGAGTACTTGAAGGTGCTGAACAGCAAGAAATTATTGATTCTATCATTGCGTTTAGAAAAGACTTCGAGTCACGCCCAGCATGGGAAAAAGGTACACCTAAGCGTGTGAATAACCTAAATAAGTTTAGAACACTTGAAGAAAAGCAAGGTAAAGCAAACATGCCCGGGCACGTTAGAGCAGCTCTAAACTGGAACACACTGAAACGAGTACACGGTGACAAGTATTCACAAGATATTGTTGACGGTATGAAGACTATTGTGTGTAAGCTAAAGCCTAATCCGCTAGGTTATACAAGTATTGGTTACCCGACTGACGAGCTTCGCTTGCCCGGGTGGTTTACCGAACTGCCGTTTGATGAAAAAGCAATGGCAGAAACTATTATTGATAACAAGATTGATAACCTTATCGGTGTGCTTAACTATCCTTTACAAGATACAAAGCAAACTAATACGTTTAACAATCTGTTTAACTTTGGAGACTAAGTTGAAGTACTATATTACTGGTGCTAGACGTGGACTCGGTAAAGCTTTAGCTGACAAATACGGCAACTGTAGTAGCTTAGAAGAATGCGACGTGTTTATTAACTGTAAGCACGACGCATTCACTCAAGTTGAGCTACTGTACAAAGCTGTTGAACTGGGCAAACGTGTTATTAATATAAGCAGCAACAGCGGCGATGGCATTAAAGACTGGCCGCACTCTTACGCTGTACAAAAGAATGCGCTTGATAAAGCAAACGAGCAACTATACTACGCAGGTTACAATACTACTAGCGTAAGATTCGGCTATTTCGACAGTCCGAGAGTTGCTCATGTAGACGAAAACAAAATGAGCGTTGATTATTGCGTATCTGTAATAGACTGGATCCTTAGTCAGCCTCATAGAGTTAAAGACATTACTATAACACCAACGAAAGAGGCAACATGAAGGTAGGATTTACCGCATCTACATTTGATCTACTTCACGCAGGACATGTAATGATGCTACGTGAGGCAAAGTCACAGTGCGATTACCTGATTGTTGGCTTACAGACAGATCCGAGTATTGATCGACCTGATAAAAATAAGCCAATCCAAACGCTAGTTGAGCGTTATGTTCAACTATCTGCTATTGAGTATGTTGACGAGATCGTTACGTACCAAGATGAGCAAGACTTAGAAGATATTTTGAATATGTTTAATATCAATGTTCGCATTCTTGGTGAAGAGTACAGAGACCAAACGTTTACAGGCAGAGCTATTTGTGCTAAACGTGGTATTGAGCTGTACTATAACAAACGTGACCATCGTTTCTCATCATCAGGATTGCGGGATCGTGTTGTAAATGAAGAAAATGTCAATAAACCTAATCAAAAGCCTAAATAGTTGTTGACAACTAAACAGATTTATACTATTATAATGTTATATATTGGAGATATAAAATGAAAGACATTCTACAAGATATCGTAGCGCACACTCACGCCCTTGGCTTCCTTTCTATCGTGAAAGTAGGCAGTGATAACGGTACGAAGATCGATTCGATGGCAGAAGATCGCAGTGTTGTTCTTACTGCTACTACTCACAATCCCGTTGCTGAGTTTACTGATACGTTCGGTATGCCAAACTTAGACAAACTTTCTCTACACTTAAAGAACCCAGAGTACAGAGAAAATGCTAAAATTGACGTGATTCAAGACAATCGCAACGGCGAAACTATTCCTACGCACATTCACTTTGAAAATTCAGCAGGTGATTTCCAAAACGATTATCGCTTTATGAACAAAGCAATTATCGAAGAGAAACTTAAGACTGCTACGTTTACTGGCGCAACATGGAATGTTGTATTCGAGCCTAGCCTAGCAAGCATTAGTCGTCTAAAGCTTATGAGCGCTGCGCACTCTGAAGAGCCTATCTTTAAAGTTTCTACTGATAACGGTAACTTGATGTTCTCGTTTGGTGATCAAAGTTCACACGCAGGTGAGTTTGTATTCCAAGCAGGTGTATCTGGTACACTTGGCCACTCTTGGTTCTATCCTGTTAACCAAGTACAGAGCATTCTTAACCTTAGCGGCGATGTTACTATGAGCATTTCTGACCAAGGCGCTATGAAGATTACTGTTGATAGCGGACTTACTACTTACGATTACATCTTGCCAGCGCAGTCTAAATAATGAATACAAACTTAACTGAAGCACAAAACGATTACGCTATATTCTTACCTGCGCTGAGTGGCTTTTATGCCACTTACGTAGGCAAGCAACGTTTCGACGAGTATGTCGCAGTTGATCGAATACCGTCGAACTTTAAAAACGGTGTTGAGAGCCTTAACTATCTTAACAAAGATAAAGGACAGTTTCAGTATAAGTGGACGTTGTACTCGGCCGGACACGCAGATCTTGACGTGAACAGAGAGTCACCGAAAGAAGACATGGTTCGAAACCGTGATAGAGAAAACACCTGGGTACTTGGCGACTCGGGTGGTTTCCAAATCGGTAAAGGTGTTTGGGAAGGCGATTGGAAAGATCCTAATTGTCCTAAAGCACATAAAAAACGTGACGGTGTTCTTCGTTGGATGGATGCTTACATGGATTATGGCATGATCCTTGATATTCCGGCTTGGGTGTCACGTTCCGAGGCTGGCCAACGTGCTACTGGTGTTAGTACATATCAAGAAGCAGTAGATGCTACACGCATTAACAACGACTACTGGCAAAAGCATCGTACTGGTGCTTGTAAGTTTTTGAACGTACTACAGGGCGAAAACTTTGAACAAGCTGACGACTGGTACGAACAAATGAAAGATTACTGCGATCCTTCCATTTATCCCGATACACACTTTAACGGGTGGGCTATGGGTGGTCAGAATATGTGCGATATCGAGCTTGCTATCAAGCGTCTTGTTACACTACGTTTTGACGGTTTGCTAGAAAAAGGTATTCATGATGTAATGCACTTCCTGGGTACTAGTAAACTAGAATGGGCTGTACTGCTCACTGACGTACAAAGAGCTGTTCGCAAGTATCACAACGAAAACTTTACTGTTACGTTCGACTGCGCTTCGCCGTTTCTTGCTACTGCTAACGGTCAAATTTATACACAAACTGAAACTGAAGATCGGTCTAAGTGGGTATACAGAATGTCACCTAGTGTAGACGATAAGAAGTACGCCTCTGACACACGTGAGTTCCGTGATGCTGTACTACAAGACGGCATTTTTGATAACTTTTCAGACTCACCACTTAGCAAGGGACTTGGTGTTAGCGATGTATGCTTTTATGCGCCGGGTGATCTAAATAAGATCGGTAAAGAAGGCAAGACTAGCTGGGATAGTTTCTCCTACGCTATTCAAATGGGGCACAATGTTTGGAGTCACATTAACGCTGTTCAAGAAGCTAATAGACAATACAGTAATGGCGTAATGCCTAAGATGCTAGTACAAGAAACATTTGATCGATTATACTTTAAAGATGTTGTAGAAAAAATCTTTAGTATTGACGATCGAGAGCTAGCTCTTAAAGAAGTCGAAAAACATCGTAAATATCTAATGAGTATCATTGGCACTCGAGGCGCTGTAGGTAAAAAGACTATCAACGCTAGTGCTAACTTTAACAAGTTCTTTCAATAGGAGTTAAAAATGACAATATTTGTAAAAGAAGACTTTGTATCACACGCAGGACTTGATCTTAAATGGAAGATCGAGTGCGACGGGCTTACTGAAGATGATTGGGAGTGTCTTGCTCTTATGATCTCTGAGATTGAAAATCGACCGTTCTCTAAAGTAGTAGGCATTCCCCGAGGCGGGCTAGCACTACAATATGCTATGGAAAAATATGCTACCGGTGACTCAAACGATCCTGTGCTTATTGTAGACGACGTATACACCACAGGTACAAGTTTTCGAGAGTTTGTAGAAGAACACTACAAAGATCAAAAAGTAATTTGCTGGGTAGCATTTGCTAGAAATCCAGCTAGCCAGCAAGTAAACGCTCTATTTCAAATGGCATCAAGTATGTGGAAAAACTTAAAATGAACAGAGATTATGAGACTGGCGAACAGAACGACGTAACATTCTTCACAGGTTACGAAGTTGAAAAGACGCCTGCTTATGATATGAAAACACTCTTTGTAGTCGGTGTCCAAAGCATCGACTTCATTGAGCGATTCTATCAGCAAGAAGACTGTGAACACATTTTCTTTGGGGCTAATCATTCATTTAATCCTAAAGAGCACCAATGGAATGCTTGGGAAAAAATGATTAAACATTTTTTAGACAAAGATATAATGTGTAGTCTAGACTTGCCGCTTACTACAGCAGACGGAGTACTAGAAACTAGCCTAGTAGAGTATCATACTTTTATTCCGCAGTTTAGAGTAGTCGTGCCACATGTTAAGCAATGGCCTTACAACACTATGATTAAAATTGACGATAAAGATTTTAAAGCTACTAATGCTGGTGTTTGGTGTCATACACTACACGATCTTACTAGTCATCATTATCATACTGATTGGTCAAAATATAAGCTTGACAAAGTGCTCAAGTAGTAGTATATTAATAATATAGTAAATAACAAAGAGAAATACTATGAGTAAAATGCTTGCTAAGCGTTACATCTGGATTACCTTTCAAAAAGAAGGTATCCATAAATATCCAGCAGCATTAGAAGATCCTCTTCTAGCTACTGGCGACGAGTATGACGTTAGTTTCCTCGGATACCCACACCGTCATATCTTTCACTTCAAGGTTCAAATTGAAGTATTCCATAACGATCGAGATATTGAATTTATTCAGTTTCAGCGATGGCTTGAAAACCTTTACAATAAAGGCACTCTTGAGCTTGATTACAAGTCATGTGAAATGATTTCAGATGACCTTTACGACCAAATCTCCGAGCGGTACACCGGTCGGTCAATCACTATCAACGTAAGCGAAGACAACGAAAATGGTTGTCGCATTTATTACCCAGCTAAATTGGAGAACATCTAAATGGGCATTGAGAATCCTACTATCCGCAAAGTCTTTGACGATCTTGACAAGTTCCGTGACTACTGTCGTTTTGAGGGCAAGGTCTTTAACGAAAAAGACCTATACAAGCAAGACGCCCCGGTATGGCAAGCTTATCAAAAACACCAAGGGTGGCTTCGAGCTAAAGCACGTAACGCAAATAGGAATCGAGGATGACCGTATACATTGTTGATATAGAAGCTGTTGATACACGCTATACCAAGCAATGGAAAACGCATTTACCTGAACAGCTTCGTGCTGCGACTAACGACGAAGTAGTTGTTATTTCAGGTGGAGAAACGCCTCAGGCTACTACGCCTGGGGCTTTTCTTAATTTCGGCGGTACTAATGTATATAAGAGCAATCAGCTCGCACAAATCGGCGAAATGTTTTGTAACGGTACAGTAAAGAACGGTGATTACTTTCTTTATACTGACGCTTGGAACCCTACAGTAATTCAATTAAAATATATGGCTAGTTTGCTAGGCGTTGATATTAAAATCGGCGGTATGTGGCATGCTGGTAGCTATGATCCGCAAGACTTTTTAGGACGCCTTATCGGCGATGCCCCTTGGGTACGTTCAGCAGAGCACAGTATGTTTAGCTGCTATGATCATAACTTTTACGCAACTGATTTTCACATTGACTTGTTTGCTGAAGAGTTCTTTGATTGGGACGGCAGCGATCTTCGCAAAGCTAACCAAACTGTTGTACAAGTTGGTTGGCCAATGGAGTATCTTGAAACAGCGCTAGGTCCGTACAGAGGCATGACTAAGAAAGACATTGTTCTTTTTCCACATCGCATTGCGCCTGAGAAACAAGTGGATATTTTTAAAGACTTAGCTAAAGAGCTTCCGCAATACCAGTTTGTTGTAGCGCAAGAACAGAATCTTACTAAGCACGAATACCACACCCTACTAGCAGAATCAAAAGTAGTGTTTAGCGCTAATCTACAAGAAACATTAGGCATTAGTTGGTATGAAGGTGCTTTAGTTGACGCATTGCCCATGGTACCTGATAGACTAAGCTATGCAGAAATGGCAGAGGAAGACTTCCTATATCCAAGTGACTGGACTGAAGATTACGATTCTTATGTTCACTTTAAAGAACATGTGATAGCTACAGTAAAGCAGTACATGGAAAATTATGATACATTTTTGCCCTTGCTAGAAAAACAAAAAGCAAAACTAGAATCATTCTTTACAGGAGATAAACTTTATGACCAAATTAAACAACGTTGAAGCAGGATCCATATCACTGCCTATAGCCAACGGTGATGTAACTATTGACATGACTACTATTAAAAACTTTACAGAATCACTAACTTCAGCTAGTAGTAGTATGTCATCTATAACAGCGTCAACTTACACTAACGGTGCATGGCTTACGTCTGCTTCTAGTAGTATGTCTTACGACGACATATATTTAAATGACCAGCAGTTGTGGGAAGAACGTATGCCTAGCGTAAACGAAGTTACCGCAATGGCTGGAGAGTATCCTGCGTTTGCAAAAGCATACGAAATATTTCGTACTGCTTACAATTTAGTTATCGATGATTGGAATAACAAAGATGAATAAAAAACATTTTAACTGGGATGCTATTACAAGCATGACAATGAAAATTGCTAGTCAAGTTCGCAAAAGCAACTGGCAGCCTGACTACATTGTGGGACTCACAAGAGGCGGACTTATGCCAGCAGTCTTACTATCACACGAACTAGGTATTCCATGCGAAACTCTTAAAGTAGCGTTGCGAGACGGCGAAATACAAGAATCTAAAACATGGATGGCCGAAGATGCGTACGACGGCAAAAAGATTCTTATTGTCGACGACATCAACGACACCGGCAACACACTTCTTTGGATCCAAGAAGACTGGCGTAGTAGCTGCTACCCGGGAAACGATCGTTGGGAAGATGTATGGGGAAACAATGTGCGGGTTGCTGTATTACATGACAACATGCCTAGTAAGTTTTCAAACGTGACATACGTAGCAAGCGAAATCGACAAAGCTCGCGACCCTGTGTGGATTGTATATCCATGGGAAAAAGATGAAACTTAAAGTATTACAGTGGGAATCAAACGGATTTCTTGATCAGTTTACTCGAGAATATTGGGACAGTGTTAGTAATAGAGTTGATCTAATTAACATGTCCCGTGTTCCCGAGTATCACTTTGATTCAATTATTGATCAATTTCCTTACTTCCACTGTATAAAGCAGAACGAACGAGACGACGGATTGTATATTGTTACTGCGTCAAAGCACAATATTTTATCTAATGTTAAAAAGATCAAACTACCAGCATACACTAAAGTAAAGCATTTAATGCCCGGCGCTGGCAGTGTTGCTATTAGCTACTACATCGAAAACACACAAATTATAAATATTCATCCTACCTTTAGTTCTTTACCCGACGGCATTAGCGATCAAGACAACATAGAAGATCTCAAATATATTTTTAAGGATATTGTAAAATCTCGAGACTGTGCTGTTATCGGAGACTTTCATAAGCAGCCAGGCATACGTAAAGAACACACATCGTTAATTAATAGAAACAAATTTACCAGTCACTTAGATAGCTTAGGTACATTTACTCAACATAACGACGGCGGAATGTGGTATGATCACAACGAGAAAACAGGCGAGCTAACTAAAAAAGAAAAAGCATGGAAGCATACTGTATTTGTAACAAATTTAGATCGCTGTGTTACACGGGGTGATGTTACAATTGAAAACGTTCTGTGTTATCACACGCCAACTGAAAATACGTCAAGGCATTTTGCTGTATCTTATGACTTGACAGTTACATAAAAGTGTTGTACAATATATAAAATAAAGGAATACTATAATGTTTGACGAATCTGATATTATTGTTCGTACTCGAAAGTACGATGCTTATCATGCTCCTAAACCGTCGGTAGCAGGACAGATTATGTTTGTGCCTAAGCGTGAACGCTGGCAAGATCTTCGTGACTGTTTTGATGCTGCTTACAAGTGGGGATATGATTGGGTAGAAAAGGGCTACTGTAAGTCTTTCCATATTGTACAAAATGTAGGACGTGATAACAATAACGTTGTTTATCTTGTACCTCGACAAGACGATGATTCTGTGGATATGGAATCAGTTAAAGAAATTTTTGACTTTTAGTTGACAAAAACCTAAATATACAGCATAATAAAATATGACATCCACGTCATTAACTCGGAGATATAAATGAAAAAATATGAAGAAATTATCCAGCGTATTAAAGACGCCGACGCTGGCTTTCACGCAAATGATAACATTACTAAGTTTATCAACGAAGGCGAAAAAGAACAACTAATTGATGATCTTACTGAAAAGTTCGAAGGTGTTCTAGACGCACTTATTATTGATCGTGACAATGATCCTAACTCGCAAGATACTGCTCGGCGACTTGCGAAAATGTACTACAAAGAAATTATGAGCGGGCGTTATGATGCTCGGCCTAATGCTACTGCGTTTCCTAACGTAACAAATGATCCTTACAAAGGTATGCTAGTAGTACGCAGTGAACTAAAAAGCATGTGCTCACATCATCACCAGCCGGTAAGCGGCGTAGCATACATCGGTATCATCGCTGCTGACACACTTATTGGCCTTAGTAAGTATACACGCCTTGCGCAATGGTGCGCACGCCGCGGTACACTACAAGAAGAACTAGCAATGGACATTGCTAAAGAAATTATGAATGCCACTGGTTCTGAAAACGTCGGTGTATATATTCAAGCTCAGCACGGCTGTTGCGAGAATCGTGGCATCATGGCACATAGTTCACTTACACAAACCACCGTGCTAAAAGGTGCATTTTATGATGATCATAGCACTAAGAAAGAATTTATGGATAACATTAAACTACAGCAGGGATTTTCTCCACGCTAAAGTGCTTTTTAAGTTTATAAGGAGTAGTATTAAAGTGTCTTGCGGCAGCACCTATAGAAGGAAACGTTATACCTTCAACAATAACTGGACTACAGTTTGGATTGTTGTTTTGCTGTCGCATACGCTCTCTTTGTTCAGGACGCTTCATAGGATTGTCTTCAGTCATTCGTTGACGAACCTGTTCTATGATTTCTGGCGTAGAAAAGATATTATCTTTGCCTCGTTTGTAAGAACCTTTTCTTTTACGAGTTCCTACCATTTTAAGGTAAGATTCTTCAGTACAATAGATTTGCGGACTTGGCATCATAAAGGTATCGTATGATTTGTCAAATAACAAATAAGCATACATCATTTTATGCTTATACTCGCCTTCAGTCATTTCTATTAAAAGTCTGTGACATATACGATGCTCCTTGTATGTTAAAACAACAAGGTTATCAATATCATCAGTTCCGCCCATACAACGAGGTATAATATGATGAGTTTGGTATCCGTCGCCTACTTGCTTTATCCTACTTTGAGATTTAGCATTTTTAATAATGGAGTAATAAATGTTTGAATACTTGTTTTCTAAAAAGATTGACATTTTAAAACCTCTGTTGTATTATATATATATAAAAGTATTTATCAAACTGGCTGTTGTGATAAGTACGTATGTAATAGGAAATAAAGGATACGCAAACTAATGGCAGCATCTAAACCTGTAGAACTTGGCCCTTTTCAGTCAGTCCTTGATAGTGACCAAGATGGCGTTGTTCGCAAAGAATTAATCATTTATCGTAAAGATAACACCTCCCTAGTACGAGAAACTGCGACTAGAGAATATCACAGTAACGGCGACTATCACGATTCAATAAGCTCGTCGCCGATCTTCATTGAAGGAAAAAAATAATGGCAGAACCAGTAGACGTAAGCAAGAAACATTTTTATATCAGCCTCGTAAAGAGTGCTGTACGCATTGCTGCCGGACTAGCATTTGTAAGTATACTGTTTACTCCAGTAGGTATTATGCCTATTGTAGCAGGCGGTGCTTTACTAATTGCTGCTGAAGTCTTGGGCATTCTCGAGGAGCTATAATGAAGCTAAGATACTCTGAAGCATTTTATTCAGTTCAGGGCGAAGGCAAATACGTAGGAGTACCTAGTGTGTTCCTGCGTACCTTCGGTTGTAACTTTCGTTGTATGAATTTTGGCACTGGCATCAAAAAAGATCGCTGGGAACAACACGCCGAAGGTCAACGCTATAACGCAGAAGTTAAAGGACTAATCGACGCAGGTGTACATCAAACTACAGAAAAGTTTGAAGACTTGCCTATCATTCACACAGGATGCGACACTTACGCAAGTATCTATCCTGAGTTTAAACACTTTAATCGTCAAGCAGAAGTTGAAGAAGTAGTAGAACACTTGCTGAGTCTTACTCCAGAAGGCAAGTGGACTATGGACAACGGCCAAGACATTCACTTGATTCTTACAGGTGGCGAGCCGTTGCTAGCTTGGCAACGACTATACATCGAACTGTTCGAACATCCTCGAATGGCAGATTTAAAGAACGTTACGTTTGAAACAAACACTACACAACAGCTACACGACGATTTTTATAACTATCTTAACGACCAAGATCGCTTCGAAGTTACATGGAGTTGTTCACCTAAACTCAGTGTAAGCGGAGAACCTTGGGATACTGCTATCTTGCCTAATGTTGCTCACGAGTACAGTCTTGTTGACGGTAGCAATATATACTTTAAGTTTGTTGTAGCAGACAAAGACGATATCGACGAAGTTGCTCGAGCAGTTGATGCTTATCGTGCTGCTGGCATCGAATGTCCAGTATACTGTATGCCACTAGGCGGACGTTCAGAAGAGTACAACATGAATGTACAAGAAGTGGCAGAAATCTGTATGGAGCGTGGCTGGAGGTTTACGCCTCGGCTTCATATCTCATTATTTGGCAACGCATGGGGAACATAATGAAAGATCCTAAAGTCGAAGAACTAATTACTAAAGTCAAAAATCTGTTTAACGAAATTGAAATTATTAATCGTGAACTTACTAAGCACGATGTTCGTTACACAGCAAAAGTTAATCCTAACTTAGAACTATCTATGTCCGAATTTCAACAAATGGTAGAGTACTAATATGAAAAATCTATTTAAACGTATGATGGGCATTGACAAGCTTGAGGATGAAAAACTCAAGCTTCTTGATGAGGTTGATCCTAAAGAAGCAGCAACTAAGCGTGGCGAAGCTTATATTGCTGTTATTGATACACAAGTTAATCCTAAAGACATTAAAAACGGATTCTTTGAACTCGATTGGAATAACGAGTTCATTGAACAACTAATAGACGCTGGGTATAAAGGCGAAAGTCAAGAAGAGATTGTTGATCAATGGTTTAGGACTGTTGTAACACAAATGCTCGAAGAGGATAACCAAAGCACTGATCGAGAAATGGGCTATATTAACGTTGTTCCTATTGATAAAGGTAAATCAGAAGTTTCTTAAAAACTAGGTTGACTTTTGAGTAGATATATACTACTATAATACTATGAGCACTTACATTTTAGTTGATACAATGAACACGTTCT